CCCCTTGATAGCAACGCCACCGCCACCGCCGCCTTGGGTTAACCGCTTAGAGTAATCGGCTGAGCTACCAGCACCACCGCCGCCGCCTATGGCGATGATTGCCACAGCTCCGCCTTGGGACAGAGTAAAGGTGCCTGTTTTGGTTTCAATTGTATCGGGAGTGCCAAGGTCAAATGTGTATGTGCTGCCATTCCAAACAGGAGCAGTTACACTACTAGCTCCGTACCATTCATTAAAGGCCATTTGTGCCTCAGAGGACTTGCCAATAAGCCCTCTGATATCAGAATCATTCAGAGCAACTTCAGTCCCAGAGGAGCCGCCAACTTCAACGTGCATTTCATTTAGGGTTATTTGACCACTACTTGGTAGAGGCATTTTTTAACTCCTCAATTTCAGCCTTTAATTCTTTGATAGCTTCAATAAGCAAGCCGTGCAATTGGTCATATTGAACAGTTTTATACTCAACACCATCGTCGGTCTTTAAGGGCAGTGTGCTTTCTTGAATTGCACTTGGTAGAACCTTTTCGACTTCCTGTGCAATAACCCCTGCGCTTTCTTTGCCATCTGCTTTGTACGTAAAGGTGTAGCCGTTTAGCTGACTCACTTTATCCAAAGCGCCTGTGATTGGCTTAATGTCTTCCTTGAGTCGCTCATCAGAAATCGTGGTTGAATAAGCAATGACGTTGCCATCTGCGTGAAAATCACCATCAGCTTCAAATCGAAACTCATTACTGTTGTTAATGTACACATCCATTTGTGTGTTGTCTGTGAAAGTAATGTAATCAGTAGCATCTAAGCCAATTTTCCCTGACACGAGTGCGTCACCAGTTACAGTAACTCCATCTAAATTTGTTGTGCCGTCTACATCTATGTCACCAGAGATGTCTAACGAAGCAAATACGGATGTTCCTGTTCCAGTGATTGTACCACCAACACCTAAATTACCCGCAATCGTCACATTTGTTGTACCTGTTGGTATTTCTAAAACATCTGCATCAGCGTCATTTTTAATAGTAACATCATTAGTGCTACCCTGCCCTGTCAGGATAAGACCTTCAGCAGCCGTATAACCAATAGCTGCATTATCTCCTGCGGCGGTATCACCGTCTGGTTCAAATGTAGTAGCTGTGGCAACACCACTAATATCTAATGAAGCAAAGACAGAGGTGCCTGTTGCTGTAACAGTACCCCCGATGTCTACGCCTGCGCTGGTGGTGGCGAGTTTGTTTGAATTATTATGATAAAGGCGAACCGCACCATCTGTATCAGCTTGCAACCAGTTTGTGCCGTTTGCATCTTGTAAACGTAAATCTTCCGAACGGATTAAAAGCTGCCCTGTACCACCTTCTTGAATGTAACTATTACTACCATCATGGTAAATCTGTAGGTCAGACCCCGCGCCGAAGATGGCTTTGGCATTATCTGCAAATGTAGCATTACCTGCATGGGCAGTAGTTGATGCAAAATCTACAGCACCATCAATGTCCACAACGTCAAGGTTTGTTGTACCATCTACGTCAATGTCACCAGAAATATCTAAAGATGCAAAAACAGAAGTGCCTGTTCCAGTAACAGTGCCACCAACACCTAAGTTACCTGCAATGGTTACATTTGTTGTGCCTGTAGGTATTTCTAATACATCAGCATCCGCATCATTCTTAATTGTTACATCGTTAGTAGAACCTTGGCCTGTAAGAATAAGACCTTCAGCAGCAGTATAGCCAATAGCTGCATTATCACCAGCAGCAGTATCACCTGCTGGCTCTACTGTTCCAGATGTTGTTATATTACCTGTGGCTGCTACAGTGCCTCCGACAACAACATTACCCACAATGTTCATCGCGTCGAAGTGCGCATTGTTAAAGACGTTTGCCGCTACAGCACCGCTACCTGCCCCATCGAAAAACACAACCGCAGTTTTACCCGCTGGAATTTCATAATCATTACTGGCGCTATACGTTCCCTGAAACAACAATATGCTGCGTGACCCGGATAAATTGTTGCGGACGTACACAATTTTTTCAGCATTATTTGGAGTAAGCTGAACATAAGCTGTGCCGCCCAAGTCTCCACCATCTCCAAATATAACTAACCGATTACGCCCATTAGAGGTGGCTCCGTCAGTAACGGGCAATGTGTTTGGAGAACCAGAAGAACCTGTTGCTCCTAAAGTTACAGAAACCTGCCCATCAAGAGCAGTGTCCAGTAGTTCAAAGTTTGTGTTTGTAGTTCCTCCCCATGTGCCAGACTGTTCGCCTGTAGCAATGAGTTCAATACCGTTGTTTGTTGTATATGTACTAGGCATTTTTTATCCTATGCTGCTATATCATCCCAGTTTGGAGATTGAGATGGCGTTATTTCACTATAACTCGGTTCTTGATTTGGAACAATAGGCCCCCAAACAAGAACCTGTGATGTTTTTGCTGTCCCAAAAACACCTTCTGGGAAAACATTTGTTTTTGCTGTAATTGTAACTGATCCGACATTACCAGTTCCAGAAACACCTGTGACTGAGACATCTGTTGGAAGAGATACAGTAGCGGAGCCGACTTGCCCTGTCGCACTTACTCCAGTAGTAGAAACATTGGCTTTTGCTGAAACTGTGGTTTCTCCAGCCTGTCCAGTACAAGAAACGCCCGTGACAGAAACACTTTTTGAAACCGAAACAGTAGTTGTGCCGACTTGACCAGTACCAGAAACGCCTGTGACTGAAGCACTTTTTGGTATAGAGGCAGTAGTTGACCCAACTTGTCCAGTTCCAGAAACTCCTGTAACCGAAGAATTCGCATCTGCTGTTGTAGTGACAGAGCCAACTGAACCTGTGGCGCTAACTCCACTAACAAAAATACTTATTTCAGGAATTACTGTAACAGAACCTACTGATCCAGTTGCTTCTAGCCCAGTAACTGAAGAATTAGAATTGGCGACTACAGAAACAGAACCAACTGAACCTGTTGCTGGTAAACCTGTCACTGGAGCATTCGCACCTGCGGCTGCGGTTGCAGAGCCAACCTGCCCTGTTGATTCTAATCCTGTTACATTTATAACTTCATTTTCGTGTATTGTTACAGTACCAACACCACCAGTAGCAGATACACCTGTAACATTTACGACTTCATTCTCATCAACAGTAACAGAACCAACTGACCCTGTTGCTAATAAACCTGTCACTGGAGCATTCGCACCTGCGGCTGCGGTTGCAGAGCCAACGGAACCAGTGGCGTTAACTCCACTAACAAAAATACTTACTGCTTCAGATACTGTAACAGAGCCAACTGATCCAGTTGCCGCCAGCCCAGTAACTGAGGAATTTGAATTAGCGACTATAGAAACAGAATCAACTGATCCTGTTGCTGATAAGCCAGTAACAGAAGAATTTGAAGCTGCATTTATTGTAACCGAACCCACACTGCCTGTGGAAGAAATCCCAGTAACAGGTATATTACCTATACCAGATACAGAAACTGAACCAATTTCACCTGTTGCAGAAATGCCTGTGACAGAAATATCTGCGGAAGCATTTGTAGTTACAGAGCCGATCCCCCCTGTCGATGAAAGTCCTGTAACAGAAACACTTTTTGGAATAGAGGCTACAACGGAACCAACATTTCCAGTTGCGGATACTCCTGTAACATTTACGTTTTGAGATTGTATAACGCTAGCGGTGCCAACTTCTCCTGTGCCAGCAACTCCAGTTACAGAAACATTTGAAGCTGCAACGATAGTTGCAGAACCAACACTTCCTGTTGCAGAGACTCCTGTAACAGAAACATCTTTTGGGGCTGATGTAGATACGGAGCCAACTTGACCAGTTGCACTTAACCCCGCAGGCGAAACATTGGCTTTAGCAACAATAGATACAGTACCCACACTGCCTGTAGAGGCCAACCCAGAAACGGGGATATCACTTGCACCAGAAATGGACACTGAACCAATCTGACCTGTCGCAGAAAGTCCTGATACAGAAACCTCTGAACCCGCAGTAGTTGTTACAGTACCCACACTTCCTGTTGCAGAAACGCCAGTAACAGAAATATCTTTTGGGATAGACGCAACTACAGAACCAACATTGCCTGTCGCAGAAAGTCCTGTGACAGAAACATTTGATTCTGAATTAGTTGATACAGAACCCACACTTCCTGTGGAAGAAACACCAGAAACAGAAACATTTGAAGATGCAACTGTAGTTACAGAGCCAACCGCTCCTGTCGCGGAAAGCCCTGTAACAGAAATGTCTGCTGAAGCATTTGCAGTTACAGAACCAACGCCGCCTGTAGCAGACAGTCCTGTAACAGATACGCTTTCAGGTATTGAGGCAACTACAGAACCGACTTGACCTGTCGCACTTAGTCCAGTCGGTGAAACATTTGCTTTTGCAACAACTGTTACAGAGCCAACACTACCTGTGGCATCAATTCCTGTAACGGGAACATCACTTGCGCCTGCTGTTGTAACTGAGCCAACTTGTCCTGTACCAGAAACACCAGTTACCGTAATTGGAAGAGGATTGCCCCATTCTCCTTGGGACCATGTTCCTCTACCCCATCCAGTTTGACCAGTGTTTCCTTCTGTAATTTCTAAGTATGCGTAAATAGGTCCACAAGTAGAACCCCCTTGGGCACTATAAAAACTTAGTGTTCCATTATTTATTGTAACTTCTGAAGAACGTAGCCAAAAATCATTATTTTGTCCCGGCGTAGATGTTTCAGCATATAAATAATAAGACCCAGTATTGCCAGAAGTATTACCTGTCCCACTAGAAGGTGTTCCAAGGTCATCCCTTACAAAGAAACCTCCAGAACCAGTGTTTGTGCCAACTGTTTGAAATGTTACAGCATCATAATCTGATTGAATATCATCTACATCTGATAGCTGAGAATCATCAGAAGCACTTTGAGTTTGAAATCCTTGGCTTGAAGAAAAGTCAGTAAAACTATTTCCGCCAATATTAAAGTCATCTAACTGAATGTCACCAGTATAAGAAGAACCAGACTGGTAAAGAATAACCAATCTGGCCTTGCAGCCTACAAAGGCTGATATATCCGCAGTACGCTCCGTCCAAGTAGAATTATTCTGCGCGGGTACAGAGATAAGTCTACTAGTTATTCCAGTAGACATAATTTATCTCCTTGGACGTTAAGCTATCCTAATAATAGCGTTACTCGCATCTGCTGTTGGGAAAACAACTGTAAAGTCTCCAGCAGTTGAGGTCTTATCCCCACCGAAGTCTAAAACAACTACAGTTGGATCACCTGAAGCACTATCATTGTAAATCAGTGCGCCACGCGCAGTAACTGTTGCAGTACTAAAGGTAAGATCACCAAAGTCAGTAAGCGCTGTTGTGCTACTTGTGCTAGGGTCAACCCGCGTTAGGGCTGCACCACCTGCGGTGTAGTTTGTTCCGCTTACTTCATTTGAAGTTGTATATGCTGTGGTAGCCGCTGTAAACGATGCGCTATTTGTATACATCGCTAGTTTAAAGGTGCTTCCACCAGAGTTTTTAAAGTTATGAACGGCCTCAAGGATTTCCTTCTTAAAGCTCGTGCACATAAAGTTGCCAGAAAAGGCCATCTCATAGTCTCCTTATAAGTTCTGCAAGGCTTGGATGCCCTGCATCTGTAAGTGCATTATATACCGTAGTTCTATCACTTTTGATAGCCTCTCGTAAATAAAATTCTATGACTTTCGTAATTTGACGTTCAAAGACACGAGCTTGATCACGAATCGCAGGGTGCGCTGTATCAGAAACGTTGACAATTTTGCTGGCACAGCGCTCTGCAATTTCTTCGGGTGTAAACCCTCTATTGTTGGTTGTATGGACTTGAACGCCAAAATCTTCTGGCAAGTTCATATTCAAAGCAGGTATCATGTTTTCTCCCTAATAATAAGACCTGTTCGGTAAGCATCAGTGACTTCTTGTGATTCACCAAAGTTTTTAACACGCGAAAGTGCTTCTGTAAATCTTTGTGTATAGTTTTGCACAAGATCACCTTCACCTTTCATAAAGGTGTACGCCTCTATTAAACTACCATAAAGAAGTGAAACTGAAGCATTTTTGCTTAACCATGTTGTCCCACTTCCAGAACCAGCAGTCAAAGAAGCAGGTCTGTAGAAGTAATGAAGCTCAACATTGTAATTAGAATCTGGAGTTGGGCCTAAAACAAAATTATTAATATCAAACTGTGCATAATACCGAGGAGCACCAGTCGTAGAATTGTTCGGGTTAAAAGACTGAACAAAGTTTACGTCTTTAAATAGCACAAACTCTTTGTTGCTGCCGTTTGTAAAAGACAGACTAAATGGAGCCAAATAATCATCAGGTAAAGCAAGATATTGATTTCCTGACGTTAAAGCGCCAGTTTGATTTTTTCTAAATACTTCAAGTTGAGCAATTTTTAAAATGCGCTCTTCGGCATTTTTAATGAATATATCAAGATTATTCACAAAAGTTGTTTCTGTGTTTTCAGTATAATCTTGAATGGCTTGTTTAAGCTGATCGTATGTAAAACTCATGATGTTGTCACCGTTACGCTGCCAACAGAACCAGTGGCAAGCAAGTTATTGGGGGTTAGCCCCCCATCATATTTAAAACCAACTGGATTCCAGCCCCATTGTATGTTGTTTTGCTGTGCCACATTTTGTTCAGGACGCGGATCACGCAATGCTTGTGGGTCTGGTGTAGCCCTAAGAGGTTCAAGTTGTGGCTGTTTTGGTTCCCATTCATCTTTTCCGACAAGCAAGCCATTCCACTCTTTACGCATGTCTCTTAGCCGATAGCGAAAACCTGATCGGTCTGATATTCCATATGCCCATTTTCCTGTAGCATATTTAGACATAACGATAGCTTCTTAAATCAGGAGCAACGTGGAAAGAAGCACGATCACGGTCTTCATCCATTGCACGGTTGATTTCTTCCTCATATATCGCTTTTAGCATCTGCATACGGTCTGGAGCACGCTTAATACTCATATAATATGCCAATCCAGCCGCTAACGCAGGATAAAATCGAAACGGAACCTGCAATGTATTGGTGTAAATATCAGCATCATCCATACGAACCAGAGCGTCATATAAAACAACATCTGTGCTATTATCTGGCAAAGGCCACACTTTTAAGGCAGGATTTATTTGACGATCAACAAAAAACTGTGTTGGTCTACCTGTTGTGGATTTTGTAGGAATGTTAAGATACTCATCTCGACTGATGCGATTTAACGCATAATCTGTTCCATCGCGGCGAACAACAAGAGATAATATGTCAATTACATCTGTTCCAAGATCAATATCACCATCGTTTTCTGTAACGGTAAAGTTACGTTGAGCTATCGTCCATTGGTTCAGTCCACGGTTAGCCCAATCAGCAAACATAAGATTCAAGGACCGCTTTGCGGTCTTCAGGTCATAACCTGTACGAACCTCTAAGCCGCATCGCTCAAAAGCCTCTTCGATGTAGTCAGCTACATCTAATTCAAAATCTTTAGACCCTGATACAGTCATTTCTTCTTCCTTTTAAGGTGGGGCAACAAAGTGCCACCCCACTATAATTTTAAGACAAGAACACTGTTAGTTCATTGCTTGAACCTGTGAAGGCACTAACATACGCACCGTTCGTAGCAAGAATTCCATCATCAGGAATGTTTAAATGGTGCATCCCTGCTGGGAAGGTTTGCGTAATCAGTGTGTCGCCCGAACCGCTACCATCTTTAATCGTAAAAGCACCCGCTGCGGCTGCATAAATTACAATTTGACGAATGCGAGAACGAGCAGGACCGACAACAGCCGCAGATGTTCCCTGCGCCCAATTATATGCCTGTACTGGACCTGCCATACTAGCCTCCTATTACGCTAAGTTATTGTTTTGAGCGTATAGAATAGTAAAACGAACCAAACCCGCAGTTGTTGCTGCTGAAGCAGTTACAGTCAAACGAATGTCTGCTGTTCCTGTATCTTGCCAAGCAAGTGCAGCACCAGCTTCGGTAGTTGGGTATTTACGCCCAGCAGTTGTTCCACTCGCAAAAGTGTTAAGAATTGTTGCTGCACCGCCAACAGTATCACCAACACTCAAGTTGGTTGTAGCATTCGCCGCAGTAATTACATCAATTACACAGTCAATGATTTGTGAGTTAGCAGGAATAACAACATCTTGTACGACTGCGGCTAATGCCCCACCAGACAAATCTGCTGAAAAGGTTTGTGACATAACAACCTGACCAACATTAGCAATGTCAGAACCAAGTGTGGTGCCTGTTGTGTTTTTAATTGTTCCAGCCTTAATTGGACCAGAAAAAGTAGTAATACCCATGTCAATCTCCTGTCTGGGTTAAGTCAGTCGCCCAATGCGACTGTCAGGGATGAAATCACAATAACACAATCAATAAAAAAAGAAAGGGGCTACCGAAGTAGCCCCAGTCCAACAGGGAGGAGGAGTAAATGAATACTCACATCCCTTTTAGCATACATTACGCTCCGGGGGAACCGAAAACACAACGTGGGTCTGAAAACCCAAAGCTGTAACGCTCACGCGCTTTAAAGCGCATATTGCCTGAATCGAAGTCAGCTTCCATGTTTGTCCGCATTGGCGAACGCTCAAAGTGCTTAAATCCGTTAGGCGCGTCAGTTTTGATGAAGAACGCATCTGGGTCTGTCAAGAAGTGGTTAACCTTATAACCCTCTGGAAGCATACCCATGTTGCGAATGGCGTTTACATCATTATCGGCTGTGCCAACACGCAATGTTGATTCCAGCAAACGATCCGCAACGAATTGCAGTTGTGGTGGAATAACCATTTTTGTGCCACGCAGAGCAATAATCATATTGCGCTCATCTACGAAGGTTGAGATATCAATCAACGCATTTTCCAACGAAGTTTCGTTGAGGTCAGCCGCTGTTGATGGCTCGTTGCGGAAAGTACCGCCACCTGAAAGTGGATGCGCAGTTGAGCAAAGCTCAACACCGTCACCACCAGCAAAAGTAGCATTAAACGCGTTGTTTAATACTGCTGCTGCTTTAACCTGCTTAGTGTGTGCCATAGAACGCGCAAGCGCCTTCGTATAACGAGCACCAAGACGGTCATACAGGTTGTCTTCGATTGCTTCTTCGGTCAATGCGAATGCGAGAGCAACTGTTTCGTGTGAATAACGAGCAGTATACGCTTCATTTGCATTGTCGAACTCTACACCAGAACCTTCGGATTTTGTGGGAGCATTCCCAAATCCGACGAGCATAACCTCTTCTTCAAACGCACGGTCTGAAGATTCAGTGTCGAATATTTCCGCATGTTGATTTTCATAGCGGTCATATTCCATGCCGAACAGAGCGTTAAGACCCGGTTCTAGCTCCTTAACGAGTTGTGAACGTGAAATAGCCATAACTCAGTCTCCTTATGCTAGACCCGCAGTGCCAGCACTGAACAGGTGATTGTTGATTTTTACGATCACATTAGTGTTCGCGGTGGCTACATCGCTATTCTCAGGGTCTTGAGAAATGTCGATTGCTTTCAGTGGAAGACCAGCAGTCGTCGCACCTGTTGTGACATCTAGCTCAGTGCGAGAATTACCACTTACGGTACTTCCTGCCGTTGCATCAACAATGTCGAAATTGCCAAACAAATCAGCTACAGGGAATGCAGCGTCAGCTTGGATTTCAAAGGTTGCACTTGGGTCATCAACGACATTTGCGAAAATATCTGTCCCAGTTGCACTTGCAGGCCAGTAGTTGGAATAGATTACATCCCCACTAGAGTCCACATATGAACAGCCATTAAATACGCCCAAAATCAACGCAGTACCACCAGCAGGAGCACGAGTAATAGTTCCGTCAGTGGCAACAAGAACTAAGTCGCCTTGGAAAATACTCGTACCATAGCCAGAGGCAATACGATAACGATTCTGTCTTTGTGAGCTTGTGCTCGTCTTGATTGGGCGAAGGCCGAAAGCAGCGTCTTGATTAGACATCTTTACTCTCCTTCAGAGGCTCCGCGTCCTTTCATTCCAAAGGATACGGAAGATTTACGTTGCGGAGCAAGCTTAGGCATGGCTGAATTGTTTTCACGCATCCAGTCACGATCCACTGCATCCAGTTGATTTTGAGAAACACCTTGATAGTGTTTATTCCGCTGATTAGCCATTTCGACAGGGATACGAGCGAGAACAAGACCACCAACACCAATGATGCCAGCGTTTCGTCCCTCATCTACTACAGGCCCTACATATTCAGGATACTCTTCAGCGCGAACGAGGTCCCAGCCTTCTTGCCGTTTCTTATGTACGTTAGTCTTATCGTCGAATTCCATTACGGATTCACGAATCCAACGGTGCTTATAACCGAGGGGCGCTTCAGGAGCTTCCAAGGCAGAACCGGGTCGCCATTCCATTGAGCGCTCTGTGCGCTCCCGCGTAGTTGATTCGCGTGGGGTCCGATTAGCCATATCAATCTCTCCTGTTTTGCTCTAAACGAGCTACTTCTTTTGCGTAACGATCTAACGGAATACGCATTTTTTTGGCAAAAGCCACTTGACCGGGTGTTAGTTCCACCGACTTTTTCCGCCCTGATTTTACAGACCGTCCATTTCCAGACGCAGGAGCAACAGTCTGGGCGTTAGACCGTTTCCCCGAAAACTTGTGAGGCATTTCTTTTCGCATACGAGAGTCGATTTCTTTGTAATAATCTTCAGTCGTAGGATCGAAGTCTTCCTCTAAAACTAACTGTTCATGAATGGCTTGAGCCGCACGAGTCATAATGCGATCTGATCCAAACCACTGATTTTTGTCCATCCACTTTTCCAACTTAGGGTCACGTTGAGGTGCTTCCTGTTGTGGAGGTGGGGCATATTGCTGTTGCTGCGGCTGATGAACTTGCTGGTCTTGCTGTTGAGCATTATTATCACGAGCTATTCTAGCTTTTTGTGTGCTAACCTTGTCTTTAGCAACTGCAATTTTAGCTAAAGCTTGTTGGGCTTTCGCAGCCTTTTCATAGTCTCCAGCTTCATTAGCTTCTTGCAGAGCACGAATGGCTTGCTGCTCTTGAGCATTTAATCGGCTTTCAGCTTCATTGTTGTATGCCCCATTAAGCTGCTGCAAACGACCTTTCATTTGCTCGTTTTCAGCCTGCATTTGTTGAGCATACTGAACGGCAGCTTGAGCTTCCTCTGCTGCTTGCTTACGCTTTGCTGTTAATTGATTGATTCGACGCTTTACAGAATCACTGTAACTATCTAACTCATCATCTCCTGAGTTTTTTTCCTGAACATTTGTTCGGGTTTCTTCTTCATCATCAGAAGATACTTCAATAGCTTGATCGTCTTGATCATCATCAAGCTCAACTGAGGTATTGCTTTCAAGCTCTTCGCTTTCACGAATTTCTTCAGACATAGCCATTTTCCTTGCTCTCCGTTACCTTATACATATGAAATGTCTTTTGGGTCAAGGATCGTAGCGATAATGTTATCGTCATTTATGATACGAACCTCAAGACCTTCCACTTTGAACCTATTTCCGCTATATCTTCCTATAAGAACCCAGTCCTTTTCATTGCACCAAGGACCATTTGGGAACTTCTGGGTGTCCATATAGGCATCAGGGCCTAATTTCACGACATAAGCTGCTACCGTAGCAAAAGATTCACGCTCACGAACCTGATCAGGAACGATAATGCCGCCTTTTGTCTTTTCACTAGGGTAATAAGGGATGATAAGAACACGATAGCCCGCAGGCTGTGGTAGTCTTTCCAGTGATGAAGCTTCCATCTGGGATGGATCATCTTCGTTTTTATTTTCCGCGCCTTTACCAAACGCGTTCTCAATGGGCTTTGGCATTGCCTTTGCGCCCTTTGCAACCTTGTCCGCTGCTACAGCAACGTGCTCTGGTACAAATAACTTTTTAGTCATCTGCGTACTCTATACCTTTCATCGCGGCTCTTAATTCTTCTTCGACGTAGGCCATGCCGCGTATTTCGCCTACAATATACCGATACTCATCAAATGTTTGTATCGAACCATCCGCAAGCTTGTCTTTTAGACGAATATCGCGCTCACGAATGCTTTTGTATAAATATTCTGCAAGATGTATTGCGTCCATACCGCATATAGTATGCAATTATGCGGGAAACACAAGAGATATTACCAAAAAGTCAGAAAATACCTTGGAACTTCTGGGGTCTAGCGATTTTGCTAAACTTTTTTAGCCGCTTTTTTCTTTGCGGTTGTTTTTTTCTTGGCGGCTGGCTTTTTCTTTGGCTTTGGTTTTGGCTTTTCAACCCACGCTTCATTTTCTGGGGTACTTGGGTCATCTTTTACAAAATGTCCTTCTTCCGTTCGCGCCCTGACTTTTTCAACTGCTGCATCAAATCCCTTTTCAACAGCTTCTTGAGCATTTTTTACAGCTTCTTGAGCATCTTTCGCTATGCGCTTGGCAGAACGAATTTGCTCTATAATCTTTTCTCTAACAGATGAAACCACCTTACTGTCCTTTCATTCTTGCATTCACAGCAGCAATATCACGCTGCGTTTGAATGCGTTCTTCAGCAACGCGAGAACGCTCATCTATAGCTTTCTCTTGGGCATCTATGCGTTGCTGCGCTATAAGCACATCATTGCGCTCCTTTTCACGGTCCATTTCCTGACGCGCATCAAATTCACCTTGCTTACGCTGCAAGTCTGCTGCTTTTAGCTGCAATTCTTGCTGCCTTATCTCAACGAGAGGGTCTTGACCCTCTTCCTGCGGAGATACAGCCTGCACAAGTTGTTCTGTCATGTCCGCTGCTATTTGTGCGGCCCTTGCGTCGATCTGAGGCTTTAACTGCATCATAATCATCTGCATTGGGTCTTGCGGCATTGGGCCTTGCGGACCTTGCTGTGGAGGCATCATCTGAGCCTGCTGCTGCATCATCTGCATTTGTTCTGGTGGGATTTCTGACATTATTTCCTGCTGTGCTTGAGCCTCCGCCAACAATCCAATGTGCTCTTGTATATGCCCTTGCAGGACCACAAGCGCTTGTGGGTTTAATTGCATCGCAGGAGTAGACATAACAGCCATATGAGCTTCAATGTGTGCTTCATGGTCTTGGTCAGGGAACGCTTGCAACGGAGCGCCCATAAGAGCGTTCTGGTTCTCCTTGGATGGATTTACAGGTTGTGGCTGTGGAGGTGGTGGGAGTATAGCGTCAATGTTATTAACGCCTAAAGCCTCATACATTTTACGATATGCTTGGTACAAACCCTGTGGGCCACCGTGAATCTGTGGGTTAGATTGCACTAACTGCAATTCAGTTTGCGCCAATGCAATCCTTTGTGACATCGAAAAGATGTTTGGATCAGATACAGGCAAAACATCTACACGCTGATCGAAATCCTGAACAAACACTTCTGGACCCATCTGCATGTCAGCAGCATATGGATATGCCTGAATGGTTTCAGCAAATATTCTAGAAAGAAGCTTAAACTCAATTTTCTGAGAATAATGCAAGCGCTTATGAATCGCGGACATAACTTTCGTGCCACGCTCCATGATTGCCATAGTGGTTCCTACAGGCGTTTCACCACTCATCTCACCAACCTTCATGTCAGCCATAGAAGCGAACCTGCGTCCTGCGTCTACAAGCGTTCCTAGAAGGTTATAAAGCGTCCCTGAAGGCTCTTTGAAGGGAAGCGGCATCAATGAGCCTTGCAGGGTGCCTCCAACCACATCAATATCGCGGAACTCACCCGGCTGAAGGGGATTATCTTCATCGCGGATACGAGCGCCACGGGCTTTAAAGCCTGCTGGAAGATTGGAGAGGGTGCCTGCATCAATCAATTGACGCAAAATAGATGTAGATGCTTGTGCTAAACCGCCAATCATGTGCGTTAAGCCCAAGCCATAGAATCCAAGACCCGGCAAGAATTTATAATGCACGAAGTATTGCTTCGCACGCCTCATCGGGTCCATTTCTTGATAGTTGCGGCGAATGGATAAAACATCTCCGCTATCAGCAACTACCGTAATAATGTAAGGAAGTTTCAGTCCTGTAGGGGTTCCATCAGGGCCAATATCCTCAAAGCCTTCAATATCAAGGCTTGTGTGAATCTCATATAAAGTCAATTCTTCAGACGGTCCACTAGGATGAACGCCTTGAATATCATCAATTGACTCTTCAACTTCACTCATAGCCGCAGTGTCACTTTCAGACTCATCTGGCAAGTCAATGTCACGATAAAATCCAGTTAACTGTAGCTTTCTGACTTCATTAGAATCCATTGTTATGCGATGTGTAATACGCGGAGAAGATAACAAATCGGTAGCGCCATAAGGTACAACCATGTCTTCAGCGTGAATAAACTTGCTAACAGCGCGACCCTTCAAAGGATCGAAATAAACCTTCTTAAACGTAGAACCAATGACAGGAAGATAAAAAAGCATCTGATCCAACTCAGGATCATACTCTTCCATTTCATAGGTAATCATGTAATTCATGTAGTCTTTGACACGCTCAGATTGCTTAACAAGCATTTCATTTTGAGCGCCAATAACCGCTGTGCGAACAGGCCCAGTGGCTGGCAATAACTCACGATAAGCCTGCGCTTGAAATTGAGTTACGCTTTCAGCAAGCAGTGGGTGAATAACGCCAGAAGAACCCTCAAAAGGCTCTGAACGCTCTTCTGTTTTCATCCCCAAAAACTCTAAACCACGCTTGTAAGTATCTTCCCAGTCTTCACGAGAAGCTAAGTCATCTTCAATGGAATTTACCAAGTCAGATGAAATGCGACCAAGCTCGGCCTCATCAACAACTTCTGCTAGGTTCCCATCAAAAGGAACAGGCTGGATAGGTGGCTGATCTTCTTCATACTCCCCTATAACCGCACTGCCATCATCAAATTCAGTAACTCCCGGCTGCGCAGGCAAATCAATTACGTTCTGAAGAGATTCAGCTTCCGCAATCATTGGGTCTTCAGGTAATCCACCTGCACCTAATCCATGTTCGACTGCCATTAGAAAATATCCTTTTCGTTACCCTCAATCGGCTCAAGCGTATCAATGTCGTCAAAGTCAGTTATGGGTCCACCCTTTTCCCAAGCGTCACAAACATTTTCAGCTTTGCAAGCAAATTCAAACTTTACGCAATATCCCACACCTTTGACATCCATTTCAAGACCACTGCTCAAGCAATCAAGCATTTTAGACTTAATGCTGTAATAACTGCAAGTTCCGCACATTTCTTTACCGCCCTCTGATGGGCCATAAGAATGCTCTTTAATAACATATTCACGATTTTCAGAATTTAACTTAGAGTCCTGAGTCGGAAGAGGACAAACAAATTCCTCTTCCTCTATCTCGTACATATCGTCATCAACAACTTGGTTAATGCCTGACTTCAACTCATCCATGTCGATGTTGATAACGATTTTAGCCATTTACTTTACTCCAGCAAACTTGGTTCCACTGACAGCAGAGCCACCACCACGGCAAACACCGCCGCCATGTCCATAACCGCGAACTTTGCCGCCGCCCATGTATTTCTTAACCGCACCACCTTCCATGTACTTCATGGCAGCTTTGGGGTCCATTTTCTGCTGCACTTCTTCAGGCAGCTTTGAAAATCCTTTATATTTCTTTGGTGTATTAGGCATTAGCTTTGTCCTTTATATTTTCCGCCACGCCCCTTCATGACGCAGCCCAATTTTGGTTTCTTTCCGCCCTTAACAACGCCACCGCTCTTAAATGGAGTAGGCCGTTTTTTAGGCGTCTTTGCTTTGGACTTCTTTCTTCTCTCATTTGCCTTTTCTTGTGCAAACCCCATCATTTGTTTTTCAAGCCTACCTGTCTCGTCGTGATCTGTGCTGGCATAATGCACTGCACCTAAACGATTCATTTTTTCCCTAATATTAGGATCACTAGTAGAGTTATTTAAAAATTTTTCAAACAACAGGTCCTCAAATTTTCGTGCGTTTTCGCCTCCGTATTGATATGCACCGCTACGAGTTTTCTTCAAATTAATGGGTTTACGTTTTTCAGCCATCAGTAATATTCCCTTTTTCTGCGTGCATACGCAAGCACATCTTCATCATCATAGTCGCTCGGAGTGGTGATAAAACCACCTTGTCTAAAACGTAGTATAGCCTGAGTCATCGAATCCGCCAAGTCATCATGTTCACCATTCGGAAATGCAGCACATTCCTCCATAACTTCATCAGCAAAATTAGCATCTGGTGCCCACACCATGCCACTCTCAAAGACAGGAGCGCACGCGTGCATGCGTGTAAACTTATCCGCACCCCTACTGGGCGTAAAAGGCGTTACAGGTATGCCCATGCGCCTTAATTCTTGCGTGAGAGGCATACCACTAGCCTTTTGCTCCACAAGAACCATGTCAGGCTCGTATAAGTCGTATAATTCATTCGCCTGCTGCTTTAGCTCTGGAAACTCCCAACGACCACGAACCGCGTCAAGCAGCACAATGTGATCCTCTCTCGTTTCATCATTGTGAAAAATACCCCAAGTCGTAATAGCACTAAAGTCAGCCCTGTCAGACTTACTAAATGCCGTATCATAACTTTGGATAATGTAGCTGCATGTAGGTGGATCATCCTTTTCCCACACGTTCCACCACTCACGCTTAATAATAGCGCCCTCTTCAGCAGTGGGATTCTGCATATACTGCGCATTCCACTTGGCTACAGGAATAGAAGCTTTAACACCCTCAAGCTCATCAAGCGCCCAATACTCAGGCCAAAGAGGATCACCAGACGGCATAATAGCAGGAAACTCAACAACTTCCCACTTATCAGCGCCCTTCTCACTCTGCTTCGCCAAAACCTTCGCCGTCAGGTCACGAATAGACCACCGCGTCATAACAATAATAATAGACCCACCGGGCTGTAAACGCTGCCGTGGACCAGAAGTGTACCACTCGTAGATATTATCTAAAGCCGTAACACTCAGCGCGTCTTGTTCGGAGACAGGAT